CCGACTGCAAGCATTAGCCAAATCGGAGGAAAAGAAAGCCGACCGTTTGAAGGCTGCAATCTCACAGGCCATGCAATTTTACGGCATTCAGAAAGTAGAAACCGCAATGATTAAGCTATCCTTTAGACCGTCCGAAAGGTGCGTAAGTGATGGCATTGCGTTCACATTAGCCGACCGATTTACTACCTTAGTACCCGAAACCCGTAAGCCTAATTTAACCGCAATCAAAGCCGCGATTAAGGACGGTGAGGACGTGCAAGGGTATAAAATTGAAACAATCAATAACCTTCAAATTAAATAATCATGTCATTAGAACTAAAAGGAAAGATTAAAGTAATTAACCCCACCGAAACATTCGGCAGCGGGTTTACTAAGCGCGAATTTGTAATCACAACCAACGAACAATATCCACAGGATGTAAAGTTTGAGGTCGTTAAAGACAAGTGTAGTAACTTGGATGCGTACCGAGTAGGGCAAGAGTTAACCGTTCACTTCAATTGTAGAGGAAACGAATATCAAGGCAAGTACTACGTTAGTTTGCAAGCGTGGAAAATTGAAGCTGGCAAACAGGCAAGCGCACCTACTCCGCAACCGCAACAAGTACCCGACCCCGAAGGCATCGAGGGGTTACCCTTCTGATACATAACCCCCGCATTCTCATCATGCACCCGTCCTTCCTTGCGGGTGGGCAATAGTAGACGTTGCACCAGCCACGCGGATATGTAGGGGAGTAGAATTGTTCAACCGCAATGGTGCAAAAACAGGAATTAACGCGCTCATCTTAAACGGTGGGCGCGTTTCTTATTTATTTTCGGCTAAGTGTATTTCGTATTAAAATAGCGTTTATATTTGCAGTCTAATTTAACCAACCATGAAATGGAATTTGAACAAACGGTAAAGGTTTTTGAGATTACCCTAATCGCTAAGGGCAACTACGAATCTGAAAAGGAAACACGCGATACCCCGTCTTACTTTGAGTGCGAAGTTTACAGCGTACATAGTGAGGACGGGCAAGATATAACCGACATTGTAAGCGAACGGGCTATGTCGATAATCGAGAACCGATTAGCCGAGATACTGCCATGAGGTCGCTTTTCATCGCATACTATTTCGCCTGTTTGCTTTGCCCAATAATCGCATACGAGCCGCACGTTTGCAAGGAATCGCATGAAACGCCAATCCATGTAAAGTTGCTCACTGTTGGGCAGCAACGGATGTTCTATAAAGATTTGATGAAATGAACCAACAAGACAGCATCAAAGCGCACCTACTTTCGGGCGCAACCTTAAACCTAATCACGGCAAACCGACTATTCCAATGCGTTAAAGTTGGTACGGTTGTAAGTAGGCTAAAGAAACAAGGCTTAGACGTTAGAACCCGACCTACTCAGGAACGCAACGGGTTGGGGGAATTGATAAAGTGTAATGAGTATTATGTGAACGTGAAATGAAGATACTAAACTTGTATGCAGGGATTGGCGGCAACCGTAAGCTTTGGGGCGAAGGTCACGAAATTACAGCGGTGGAATTTGACCCTAAAATAGCAGCTATCTACAAATCGTTTTTTCCAAATGATAATGTAGTTGTTGGTGATGCCCACCAATACTTGTTAGACCATTATTCGGAGTTTGATTTTATTTGGGCAAGTCCTCCATGCCCTACACATTCGGTTACTAATTTCTTTTTGAACGCGCAAGGGATAGTAAGATACCCTGACATGGGTTTATATCAAGAGGTTCTATTGCTTCAAAATTTTTTTAAGGGTAAGTATTGCATCGAGAATGTAATATCTTATTACGAGCCACTAATCAAACCACAAATAAGTGGTCGGCATTATTTTTGGGCAAACTTTCCTATTCCAAAGGTCAAAGCTGAAAAGCAAATAGGCAGAATGAACGGCAAAAAATCTGAGCTTGGAGGTACGCAGAACGTAATAAGACAAAACAACTTAGACAAGTTAGGGTTTGACCTTACCAATGCAGATCACTCAAACAAAGAAAAGTTGTTAAGAAATTGCGTAGTTCCTGAAATTGGGTTAGCTATTTTAGAAAGCGCATTAAACATTTACAACGCAAACAACGCAGAACAAATAGGTTTATTCCAATGACCCAATCCCAACGCCTATTAACCCACTTGCAAACCGCGCCAGTTACACGGTTAAGCGCATTGATTGAATAATTATACCTATCTTTACACCAACGGATTGAGAACCCGTGAGCAAGTCAACTAACAATAAAACATTAAAAGTCCTAACAGGAAGTAGTAAACAGGTAGACGGTAACTTGCACCGACCTTGTTTACTCCAACAACTCAAAGTTGGCCTGTTAGGCAAATAATGTTATGGAAGAAATTTGGAAAAAAGTTGTTGGTAGTGAAATGTACCAAGTTAGCAATTTAGGGAGAATTAAGGGTAATGAAAGAATAGCTAATACAGGACACGGAGGTAAGCGGTTTTTGAAAAGTAGAATAATGTCGCTGCATAAAAATCATAATGGATATTTACAATTTCTTATGCAAGAAAATAATACCATTAAGTGCGCAAGGGTTCACCAATTAGTTGTAATGGCTTTTATTGACCCAAACTATAAGTTGACTGGAAAAGAGGTAAACCATATAAATCACGTAAGAACAGACAATAGGTTGGAAAATTTAGAAATTATTACGCGAAGAGAAAATGTAAATAAAAGGAATATGAAGTTTAGTTCCAATTACGTTGGAGTTATGTGGTCTAAGGCTCAAAAAAAATGGACATCTTCAATAAGAGTGAATCAAAAAAGTATTCATTTAGGTTGTTTTACAGATGAAAAAGAAGCGTCACGCTACTATCAAAACGCAATTATTGCGATTGAAAATAATACTCAAATAATAAGAAAGCTAACTAGAAAAACACCCGTTCCAAAACCGCGTATCAAAGTGACCAATCGCTTTGGTGAATCGGTTACGGTAGTGGAGTATTCGCTTAAAAAAGAATTAGGGCAAAGGGTTTGGAGTAAAGAATAAAAGCGTATATTTGCAAACCAATCACAGTTGCAGTGTGATTAACGGAAACGACATTCTAAAGCCCACGGGGACGCGCTGCAACCGCTGAACCGTAGGGCTTTTTTATTGCACTAAAATGGCGGAAAATAAAAAGTCATTCATACTATATTGCGACCAACGCGGAACTTTTAATAAGCTATCTGATGAACAGGCGGGTGCGTTAATAAAACACGTTTTCTCTTATGTTAACGATGAAAATCCAGTAGGCGATTTTGTAACAGAATTAGCTTTTGAAGGAATTAAAAACGCATTAAAACGCGACCTTAAAAGTTGGGAACTGCAACAGGAACAAAGAAAAGAAGCGGGTCGTAAAAGCGCAGAAATACGTCAACGAAATGCAACGAGCGTTCAACGAAATTCAACGACCGTTGACGAGCGTTTGATTTCGTCTACTGTAAATGATAATGTAAATGTAAATGTTAATGTAAGTGAGAATGAAATAAAAGAAACTAAAGTGTTGCCGATTGGCAACAATGCGCCCGACTTTTCTCAAAGAAACGAAAGGTTAGCCAAAGCAATGGAAACGGTTATACCCTATCTAAACTCTAAAGCTGGTACATCATTTAAGCAAAACAACAAGGCTACTGAACGCCTAATTGCAGCAAGGTTAAAAGAGGGCTACGGATGGAGTGACTTCAAAACCGTAATTGATAACAAGGTCGCTGAATGGATTGGTAACAAGGAAATGAAACCATACCTAAGACCGTCTACATTATTCGGTACTAAGTTTGAAGCTTATTTACAAACATCAGTAGCAGAAACAAGTGCAAAAATTAAGATGAACGACAAACCATATACCCGATGAACTTGCACGATTTGAACGGTCGGGTTATGCCAAACGCAACCGACATTGAGGAACTGATATTAGGGGCGGTGCTACTGGATAGCCATTGCTTTGCTGAGGTTGCCGCGATATTAACGCCCGAATGTTTTTATACACCCGAATATGTCAAAGTATGGAAAGCGTTTGAGCAGTTAGCAATAGCCGACAAGCCTATTGACATCGCAACGGTTACAACACAACTAAAAGCTAACGGTACTTTGAATAGCGTAGGGGGCGCGTATGCCGTTAGTAAGCTAACCGACCGAATAGGAAGTACAGCCAACGTATTACAACACGCTCAAATTGTTTTAAATAGGGCGGTATGTCGGGAGCAAATATCATTCGGTGCTGAAATTTACAACCTTGCATACGACCCTACAAATGATGCAATGGATATTAACGACCAAATTGCAAAGGGGTCGGAGCGATTAAGTACAAGGTTAGCGACAACCAAAAGTGGAACAACAGCCGACCAACTTAGGCAAGTAACCGAACGTGCCGAACGTGCTGCATTGAATCAAGGTGTTACAGGTTTGGAAACAGGAATAAACGCATTAGACAAGCTGCATGGAGGACGGCAAAAAGGACACTTGATAATTATGGCGGGGCGTCCTGCGATGGGTAAATCTGCGCTTGCATTATCGGAAGCGTTACACATTGCGAAGTGCGGTAAAAAAGTACTATTCCTTAGCTTAGAAATGGGCGCGGTTGAACTTATGCAACGGGCTTTAAGTTTGACTACGGGCGTTTATTTGGATAGGTTTAGGACGGGTGAAATAAACCCGATACAATGGCAGTTGATAAACACAGCCACAACTGAAATAATCAAAACAGGGATAAGGGTTTTGGATGACGTGGTAAGTTTGTCGGCTATTCGAGCAGAAGCGCGAAGGATGAAGGAAACGGGAGGGCTGGATATTATCTACATTGACTACTTGCAATTGATACAACACACGTTAGGCGGGCGGAGTAGGGAAAATGAGGTAAGCGAAGTGAGTAGGTCACTAAAACTTATGGCGAGGTCGTTGGATGTTCCAGTAGTTGCACTTAGCCAATTATCGAGGGCGGTTGAATCTCGAGCAGACAAACGGCCTATGTTATCCGACCTAAGAGAATCGGGTGGTATTGAACAGGATGCCGACATTGTGGAGTTTATTTGGCGGCCAGAGTATTACAAAATAACCGATTTGGAAGGCTACAATGATACGCGGGGGCTTGCGTTCAATATCGTGTCTAAAAACAGGCATGGTGGTTTGATGGATGTTCCTATGAAGTTTGAGGGCGCACTCACTAAGTTTACCGATTGGGAAACTGCAACCGCGCAAACAAGCGAACCGACAAGCCTACCGTTTTCAAAATTAACCCCGTCAAATGCGTTTGACAAAGACCCGTTCTAAATGAAAGCCGACCACCTTATCTACCTAATTTCCGACACGTTCCAAACCAACGCGGTTGCTGAATACCGATTTGCCGCCATGTTAACGGGTGGGATTGGCAAAGGTTCACGCGAACGGATTAAAGCCGCTGGGTTAAGTGATTGGAGGTTCGATGTGTTTATACCTGAATACGGTATTGCTATCGAATTTGAGGGTGGTCTATTTACAAACGGGGCGCATAGTAGAGGGCTTGGAGTATTGCGTGATATTGCTAAATATAATTCCGCTACGGTTAACGGTTACAAGGTGCTGCGCTACACTCACACGCATCATAAGTATAGCGACATACTTGCCGACCTTGCCCGCCTTATTTAGAATCAATCTAAATTAGAACAAGGATGTTTTTGTGTAGATATAAAGGTTAGATTTGCAGAATAATAATTGAAACGATGAACTACTTTGACTTTATAGAAAAGAAACGCCACACCATAGGCGAGTTTGGTTTTGAGCCTAACTATATACCCGAAATGGCTTTTGATTTTCAACAGGCTATTATCAAAAGGGCGGTAAAAAAAGGACGTATTGCAATTTTCGCTGATACTGGGCTTGGCAAAACGCTTATTCAATTGTCTATCGCTAAAAACATAATTCAGCACACTAATCAAAGGGTTTTGATTTTAACCCCGTTGGCCGTTGCGTTTCAGTTTATTTTGGAAGCTGAAAAGTTAGGTATTGATGACATTGAGTATTCCAAAGATGGCAAGTTCACAAAGAAGATAGTGATTTGCAATTACGAAAGGTTGCACTACTTCGATAGCAAAGATTTTGTAGGTGTTATTTTAGATGAAAGTTCGATTCTGAAAAACTTTGACGGTAAGATTAAAGGACATATAACGGCATTCGTTAGAAAAATACCTTACCGCATACTTTCAACAGCTACACCCGCGCCAAATGATTATATTGAATTTGGAACAAGCAGCGAAGCGTTAGGGTACTTTCCTTACCACGATATGCTTACCAAGTTCTTTGCAAATAATGAGAATAACGTAAGGCCGCAAGATATTGGAACAAAGTGGTATCTAAAGCCACACGCAAAGAATGAGTTTTTCAGTTGGTTAAATCAATGGAGTATTTCGATTAAGAAACCATCTGACTTAGGTTTTTCAGATGAACGCTACAAATTGCCTAACCTAATTGAGAACAAGGTTTACGTTAAAAATCAAAATAATTGGATAATTGACGGTCAAATAATGATGTTTAACGGTATCGCTTCAACGATGTCGGAGGTACGCGAAGAACAAAAAGGAACATTCAAAGAGCGATGCGAAAAGGCGGTTGAATTGACTATTGATAAGACTTCTGTTTACTGGTGCAACTTTAATGATGAGGGCGATTTGTTGGATGAGTTGGATGCCGATGCGGTTCAATTAAAAGGAGGTATGACTATCGAAAAGAAAGAGGACATACTTCTGAACTTTGCAAACGGAAACATTAAGCGAATAATCACAAAGCCTAAAATCACTTCTTTCGGTTTGAATTGGCAGCATTGTAATCATACCGTTTACTTTCCGACATGGTCTTATGAACAATACTACCAATCAATTAGAAGATTTTGGAGGTTTGGACAAACCAAAGAAGTAACGGTCGATTTGGTTTTAAGCGATGGTCAACAAAGGGTAATTGACACGCTACTATACAAAACAAACAAAGCGATTGAGTTTAACAAACTGATTCAAAGTAATGTTAACGGGGTTGTTAACCTCGATAAAAAAGAGTTCACAAAAGAAATAATCAAACCTAAATTCTAAACAAAATGAGCAAAGTAAAAGAACAGCTAATCAATGACAAGTATGCAATTTACAACGGTGATTGCATGGATGTAATAACCACGCTTGAAGATGAAAGTGTTGACCTATCCGTGTATTCTCCTCCGTTTGCAGGGTTGTATAATTATTCAAGTTCGGAACGCGATTTTAGTAACTGCGATTCAAAAGAGGACTTCATAAATCAATATGAGTTTTTGGTTGCTGAAATGGCTAGAGTTACAAAAGCTGGAAGGATTAACGCGGTGCATTGTCAAGATATTTTGACCGATACGACCGCTCACATTTTGTATGACTTTCCACACGAAATAATCAAACTTCACAAAAAGTACGGTTTTAATCTTCACAACCGTATAACCATTTGGAAAGAACCTTTAGAGGTTAGAATGAGAACGATGGTTAGAAGTTTGATGCACAAAAACATAGCAGAGGACTCCACAATGTGTTTTACCGCTATTCCTGACTACGTTCTAATCTTCAAAAAGATTGGTGAGAACAAAGTAAAAGTAACCAATCCAAAAGGCTTTAAGGTTTATCACGGTGAAACCCCGCTACTTCCTGCGATGGAAAAGAAGTACGGCAAATGGGAACACATTTTGGAAAAGTACAAAAACGCTGATAACGATGGTCAAAACCATTTGACAAACAAGCTAAGTCAAATCATTTGGCAGCGTTACGCTTCGAGTGTTTGGGATGATATTCGTAACGATAACGTCCTACCTTTCAGAGATTCAAAGGAAGAAGATGATGAAAAGCACGTTCACCCTTTGCAGCTGGATGTAATTGATAGGCTTGTTGAATTATACTCCAATCCCGATGAAGTTGTATTAACGCCTTTTATGGGTGTAGGTAGCGAAGTGTTTAGCCCTGTTTCTTTAGGTCGTAAGGCTATCGGTATTGAGTTGAAGGATAGCTACTACAAACAGGCAATCCTAAACATGAAAGAAGCTAATAACAGATTTTACCAAGCCCAAAAGCAAAAGGAACTATTCTAATGCAAACCCTCGCAGACATAACGCACCCAAGATTCGGCACTATACGTGTCGGAGTACCTTTCAAATACGGGTCAAGGGTGGTGCAGATAGTTGGAACGAATGGAGAAACTAACACGATGGACATACAATGTTTGGAAAGTCCAGACCCAACGGAAATAGGAAAATTCAAAACTATAAAATCGTTAAACCAAAAGAAGAAATGACAAGAGAAACCAAAACCGAATTGATTAAAATACTTCACGATGTGGAGGTTACAACGGGCGCGAAATACACCAAGCTAATAAGCGAAGTTGAAGCGATTAAAGTAGAACCAGAATACCAACGCGAAGATGCAGACATGAAGATATTTGACGCGGTGGAGCAAGTGACGGGAATTAACGCGATTCGCATAATCTCCAAGAACCGTATACGCAAATACTCCGATACCCGCGCAATGGTTGTGTTTCTGCTGCGAGATTACGGGTTTACGTTTGTCGAGATTGGCATGATACTCAACAGGCACTACACAAGCGCGATTCACTTGTCAACCGTTCACAATGCAATGGTTAACCAAGACAAAGAATACCGCGAAACTTTCGTAAAAATTAGCGGGTTAATCAAAAACGTTTGATATATTTGCACCATGAAAGCAACAATCGAAGGGGAAACCCAAAAAGAACAAGAGTGGAAATTCCCGTGTTTGGGGGTGGATAAGGATGGTGATGTCGTTTTATTTTTTGAACACATGAAAGGCACTATAGTAGTTGCTAATGAATTAGAAGATATGGCATTTTATACTGATAATTGGAAAATGAGTGATTTTAAGCTGTTAAAAAAAGATGTACGCATAATCCTCCAAAACGATTAACATGGGCAGAAAAGTAGGCAGCATACCCCTTACATGGCGGTATGTAGGAAAGAAGGAAGGAATGGAGGACGTTAGGATGGATGTGCCTTTGAGGACGTTTGCCAAAGCGATAGGGGTTAAAGCCTATTCGATACGCAAGTTTCCAATTGTGGTAAACGGATGGACAATTACGCGGGATAGGTGGGTGAATATACCTGTGCTGCAAAGTGAAGCTGGGAGGGTAAGCAAACAGGAAACTGATAACGATTAAAACTAATAACCATGACAATCCCAATAGCCCTAACATTAGTAGCCGTATCTGTTGCTGCAATCGCTTCGATTATGGTAGCCGTTCTAAAATTTGAAGTGGATAGTTTGAAGCTGAAAAATGATAGGTTACATGATGACTTGCACTTAGAGAAAAAGCGCGTAAAGGAATGTGAAAGCGGTTTTAACTCAATTTCAGATGCTTTGGCAAAATCTGAATTTGAAATAGTTAAGTTGAAAGACCAACTATCCACAGCCGACAAAGCCTATGACTTGCTTGTTAAGGAGTTGGAAGCAACAAAAAGAAAGCGCGGGGCGAACGGTAGGTATCTGAAATCGCATTAAAAAAATACTGTATACCTTTGTGGGCGAATCTTAAAAACGCCTTCAAATGTCATGTAACTCTTTTTGCCAAACAGACCTACCCGAACAGTTACTAAACGACTGCGGGGCAACTATCACAGGTGGTGGTGACCAAGCTATTATCTTTGCTTGCGATGCCACTACTACCGACTTCTCCGATGAAGTAACCATCGCTGCCGATATTGCAAGCGGTAAAGCTACTTTGTTCCAAAAGATTAAAGTTGGTGTTCCTGCACAATCTCCTGTTGCTGCTGGTGCTACTTATATCGCGGGTGCTGAACCAAACACAACTACCTACACAATCGCGGGGACGTGGATGGATCAGAACGTGAACGATACCAACGACATTGCCTATGCTGCGATTAACGCAACCAATGGCACAGTAGTAGGCGCAATCCTAATTAAGCCCGTAGATGAAGCAAGCACAGGGATATTGGTTCGCGGTACTAAGGGCTTGCAATTTGTAGGGTCGTTGGTATTTCCTGATGACAATACCGATTTGGCTCACTACGAATACACTTTTAATGGTAAGTTTGGCACTGGAATAAAAAGCCAAATCCTACCTGTTGGAATCTTCGCCTAGTATTTTACTAATTGCATTCGGGAAGCGGGGTTATGGGCTAATGGCTCACAACCTCGCTTTGTCGTTACGGTATCACAGCCCGAACGTACCTATACATATTTTCATTAGTGAGGACATATCGCTTAACCTCACACGCCCCGACCTATTCGCGTCTATCAATATCCTACCAACGTCCTACTATCTTAACAACGGTGGACGTATTGACCCCGCTAAAGCAAAAACTCAAATCTATTCTTTAGGGCGTTCGATTGGGTTAGATAAGTTCCTTTACTTGGACGTGGACGGGTTGGCATTGTGCGACATAACTCCCCTACTTAATGACCTAAACGGCACAATCGTAGCAACGGAGGTAATGGGGTCGGGTGGCCGATCGGATGAGATAGTGTATAACCTTTGGGCAAAAAGTGAGCGTACATGGTCACACTTTGGGCTAAGTGAAACCGCTACACTTTGCGGAATCCAATCAAGCTGGATGTACTTTGAAGCTGGGCGTGTTTGCGACAAGATGCAAGAGTACCTTGACTACTACATGGAGGTTGGCATACCGCGTGATATGCTTCAATTCGATTGGGGCGGTACAGTACCTGATGAACTACTATACCAAGGCGTGTTTGCAAAGATGGGCATAGTACCTAAACGCAAAACATCTAAGCCCGTTATTTACTTTGGCAACGCATCCAATGTCAAGCCCGAAAGCGAAGTAAAAACGGGTTATTTCATTCTATCAATTTACGGGCAAGGAACAGGGAAAACCTTAACTTTGCAGCGTTATTTTGCAATGTACGACCGCGAACTAAAGGCACTTGGTGGAATAGCCCAACTTGCAAGGATTAGACAGGACAAGCATTTGAATCGTGGAAATTGAAATAAATAAAGCCTACGCTAAAGCCTTTTCGTGTGGTAAGCGTTACGTTCACTTATTTGGAGGACGGGGCGGTGCTAAGTCACATAGCCAAGCGCAAAAAATGATAGGTAAGGCAATGCAAGCCGAATACTATCGGGGCGTGTTGATGCGCGAAGTTCATGCTTCGATAAGAGATAGCCAATTCAGAGAGATTAAAGACCAAATTGAACTTTATGGATTGCAGCCGTTTTTTCAACTGAATGAAACGGTTATGTCCTTTCGGTGTATACTCACAGGCAATACCATAATATCGAGAGGGCTAAAAAAGACCAGTAAAAACGAAACTGCAAAGGTCAAATCTATTAAAGACCCGACCGAGATATGGTTTGAAGAAGCGGACGAAGTTAGTGCGGAGGACTTTCGCAAGGCCGATATGTCGGTGCGTACAACGCGGGGAAAGCTAACCATAACATTAACGTATAACACTGACATTGAAGAAGCGCACTGGATAAGGACGGATTTCCACGACCAAGAACGTGACGATACTTTCTACTGCCATACCACGTACAAGGACAATCTAAAGAACCTCGATGTCGAATACGTTAAAAGCCTTGAAAAGTTAAAGGACATTGACCCCGATTATTACCGCGTTTATGTCTTAGGACTTTGGGGCGGTAAAAAAGTAGTTGCACCTTTCGCCCATGCCTTTGACCGTAGTACCCATGTAAAACCATGCAGCTACAACCCGACCCGACCGCTTTATATTTCGATGGACTTTAACATCGACCCGTTCGCATTCATTTACTATCAGTTTTGGCGCGACACGGAGGGCTATCATTTGCACGTATTTGAAGAGGAAACTATCTTAGGCGGTACGGTAGATGAAGCAATTAGCCGCATTCGCTCGAAGTATTCCAACGCATTGCACCTACTGACAATACAAGGCGATTACAACGGTACTAATCGCAGCATGATTTCACCCGATAAGCTATCTGTTTACAAAACAATCCAAAAGGGGCTACGTTTACAGGATAGGCAATTCGATTTAAGACCGAACCCAAAACACATCAACAGCCGAAATGATGTGAACTATTTTCTGCGAAACTTTAACGATTTCAGAATTGACCCGAAATGCCTATATTTGACCCGTGACTTTGAGCGTGTTGAAATCAATCCCGATGGCAGTATTCGCAAGTCAGACCGTTCACAAGGAAACCAAAGAGCCGACCACTTAGACGCTGCACGATACATGATAAACGGTAAGGACGTGCAAGCGTGGGCAAACATTCATAGGAAAACTAATAATGGATAAGATTCAGTCCAAATCTCTTAGAAATTCATACGTGTATCTTCACATTAGAAATGAAAGCGTGCCTTTTTATGTTGGTATAGGTAGAAAGGCAAACTTTCAAAGGGCATTTGAGAAAAAAGGTAGAAATAGTATTTGGAGGGCAATTTTCAATAAATCTATAGTTGATTCAAATGTAATTTATACTAATCTTACTTGGAATGAAGCGTGTGAGATAGAAAAAACATTGATTGATTATTTTGGAAGGATAGATAAAAACACGGGAACATTAGCTAATCTTACGGACGGTGGAGATGGCAATAGTGGAGCTATATTTACCATTGAAAGACGTATGAATATAAGCAAGGCTTTGACTGGTAAAAAATTATCACAAGCACACATAGAAAAGCTAAAACAAAGAACTTGCACAGAATCGACAAAAGAGAAAATTCGATTGCTTAAAATAGGCAATAAGGCAAGTGAGGCAACTAAGGAAAAAATGAGGACTACAAACTTAGTTGGAATCTTAGCCTGTACAGAAGCTATAAAAAAGAAGGTAATTGATACTGTTAGCGGTCAAGTATTTAGTAGCGTAAGAGAGGCAGCAAAGCATTTAGGTTATAGCAATGGTCATGTGTCAGGTATGTTATTAGGAAGGTATAAGAACACCACAAACCTAAAATATGGGAGCAACTAAGCTAATACCAACGCCCGAAGATATGCTTGCCTTATGGGATGAGTATAAATCGAACGTTGATAGAAACCCCGACAAAATACAAAAGGCAACTAATCAAGGGGTGCAAATTGAGGAGGTGAAAAAACCTTATACAAGAATGGGTTTTCAAGCCTATGTATACAGGAAAAGAAAGCACCATGTTAGCCAATATATTGACAATAACGACAACGCATATAGCGAATTTCTTGGAGTCATTACGTGTATGCGTAACGAATGGGAGGATGACCAAGTATCAGGGTCGTTAACAGGACGGTATAAAGCCCCTAATTTAGTGGCAAGATTGAACGGACTAACGGAAACAACCAAAACCGAACTAACTGGCAACTTGCCTACATCCGTAACATTTAACTTCACCGACATGAGTGGTTCAAATGATGAAGAGTAAACAGGAAAGAGATTTTGACAAGCGTGTAAAAGACGCGGAGTTCTTAAAGCAGTTGGAGGGCGTGAGTTATCGCATGGGCTATCTACTTACAAAGGACGTTCCAATATGCGAGCAAAAGCGTTATGAGTTAGAATCGAACATGGCATGGGAATTAGGAATTGAACCCGATTGTGAACTTGCTGAACTGATAGCCTTTATAATCGAATACTACAAAAAGAAACAAAATGAGCTGCTATAACTGCGGAGGTTGCTCCGAAACAGAACGAATGAACCTATGTCTAACGTCCGTTAACTTCGGCACGTTTCCAATCAACACAGCCGTAACGCTAACCTTTGAAAGCCTTGCCGATGGGTCGGTAAGTAAGGCCACAGGAACAAGCACAGGCGTTGGCAACCTAACCATAGTTGCAGCAAACCTACCTTCATTTGTAGCTGGCGTTCGGTACAAGGTAAGCGCATCACACACGTGGACGGGATTAACGTGTGCAATCGTGGAATTTGGCTTAGTACAGGGCGCGAGTGGAATCGTTACGGGTGCTGCTAATGTGTTGACCGTATGCAGTTAGGTATTATTCTGCTAACTTCGATGACTGCTATGGGTTTTCATTTAGCGGCTATGGAGTTAATCTATACGTTCTATTGCGACCCCGAACAGTTCTATCTATCACTTACCAAACGCTGGAAACGCATATCTAAGCCCATTTGGTATTGCCCTACTTGCATGGCTTCGGTATGGGGAACGATTGGACACTTCTACTTAGGTGGCGAACTATACCTTTGGCCTGTTACCGTTCTATCTGTTGCATTCTTAAACACACTACTAAATAAATGGGTATCGCATTAGCCAACTTACTATTCGGAGAACAACGCCTTAGCGATTGGCATAGGCTAAACGCATCTAAGAAAGTTCGCCAAAGTATGCAAGCGGAGTTCAAAGATGACAAAGGACGTTGGTACTATTCCTTTCGTGACGAGGGCGATGTACCTATTACGCGGCTAAGTGAAGCCCATACCTATATGCAATACATGGCAGCGGGGTTAAGTAGCGAAACAATCAAACAGGCGTTGGACACCGTTACAACTTGCCTTGCCAAACAGGACATCGTTCGGGCTGGCGTGGTAATTAACGACCTTACCGACTTAGAAAAGAAGATAGTGAACTTTGATAGCTTGGTGAACATTATTGCGGTTAACTACGTGCGCGAAGACGAGGACACGGCAAGCATTAGCGCGTCTATTCATGCCGAGAAATGCGATTACCTCAAACACGAAACCGAGCAAGGTCGCTTTTTTTTTCGGTTGCCTATATTCGTGAAATTACTGAACGGGCTAACAGTTTCCAAAAACGATGCAACGACCTTATATCGAAACTTCCAGCAAGTAACGGAAAACCTAAAAAGGAGGTGGTCAATTTTACGTTCGGACACGCAGCCCAACGAATTAGCAAGCAACGATTAGAGTGGACAAGATTCCTTCGCTACATTGGTGAAGATGCGGAGGGTTACGATAGGCTTCACAAAATGGGGCGAAGTTCCTTTCTTTTGGAGTTGCTTACCTTTGTGGAATCGCGTTTAAGCGAAATTAAGAAAGCAAAAGATGGCAGACGAAATAGTAGCAAAGTATAAGGTTGATGTAAGCGATGCAAGCAAGAACCTTGACCAACTTGCATCCAAAACAGAAAATGTAGAAAAGGAAACCGCCAAAGCCGCTAAAGGATTCAAAGACTTAGGCAATGAAGCGGTGGGCGCGGTTTCTATGATTAGCCCCGAAATAGCACAGGCGGCATCTTCATTCAATACGCTAAAGACGGGTGTACTTGCAATGGTTGGAACGCTCAAAACCTTACGAGGAGCGTTAATTGCTACGGGTTTGGGCGCGTTGGCGGTTGTACTTGGTTCGGTTGCTGCGTACTTTGCAAGTTCCGAAAAGGCCGCTAATCGTTTCAAGATTATTATGGCTGCGATTGGTCAAGTTATCGAAACGGTAGGTAATCTATTCGAGAATTTAGGTGAAGCGATTGTAGACGCATTTAGCAACCCAAAGAAAGCATTACAGGATTTTAGCAACGGAATAAAGACGTATGTAACTAATCAAATTGACAAGGTATCAAATGGGGTCGGGCTACTTGGTACGGCATTAAAACAACTATTTAGCGGGGAGTTTTCAAAGGCTTTTGAAACGGCTGGTAAAGGAATTGCACAAATAGGCGAAGGGGCTTTGATGCTTAACCCCGCCATTGGTGCGCTTGTTGAATTAGGCAAAGGCGCAAAGAACCTAAGCGCAGAGTTACAAGTAAGCGTTGCGGCTGCGATTAAGCTACAAGAAGCTGCAAATAAATTAGCCGAATCTGATAGGGCGTTAAATGTCGAACGCGACAAGAGTAGGGCGAAGATTAAGGAGTTGCAACTACTTGCAGCCGATACCGATGAACCTATTAACAAGCGAATTGCAGCGGCTAAAGAAGCGGCAACTATTGAAGATGCGTTACTTGCTAAACGGTTACGGAATGGAGAGGAAGCGTTACGAATTGCCAAAGAGGAACTAAGGTTAACCGATGACAGTACGGAGAACCGCGACAAGGTTGCAGCGGCTGAATCCAACTTAGCCAATATACGCGAAGAAAGCGCGGGCAAGCAAAGGAGGTTACTTATGCAAATCCAAGCGATTGAAAACCAAGTTCAAGCTAAAGCAAAGGCAGCAGCAGACGAACGGGCGAAGATTGAAGCCGATGCACTTGCGGAACGTGAAAAGATAGCAGCACAGGAACTAAAATACAGTGAGGAAACCGCAAAGGAACGGGTTAAGATTGCGGAGGACATGGCGCAAATGTTGTTAGATATTGAGCGGTATTTGGCACGTGAATCAAACGACATTTTAGACCTTGATTTGGCGGATAATCAAAGGTTTTATGAAAAGCGTGTAGAAGAAGCGACTAAAGGAATTGCGGAACTTGCAAAGACTGAGGAAGAATCATCCGCTATATTTCAAGCAATAACGGACGAGAAAAACCAAGCCGATTTAGATGCGCAAGCCGCTCACAATGCAAGAGTATTGGCTTTGAATAAAGCGAAACTTGATGCAATAAGAGAACAAGAAAAAGAAGGGGCGGCACTCACAGAAGAAGAAAAACAACAAATCTTTGAAGCAAGCGCACAGGCTACGGTTCAACTTATCGGAATGGTGGGCACTGCTATACAGGATGGATATAACCAAGACCTTGCAAACTTAGATAGGAAGTTAGAACAGGGTTTAATTTCGGAGGAACAATACCAAAGAGAAAAGGGGCGGTTAATGACTAAGGCGGCAAACGCTGCAAAGGTGGTTGCAATCTTTGAAGCGATAATCAATACAGCTGTAGCCGTTACAAGTGCTTCAACTGCTGGCCCGATTATTGGCCCTGTATTGGCAGCCCTTGCAGCCGTATTAGGTGCTGCGCAAATTGCCGCGATTGTTGCTGCACCCGTTCCCCAATTCGCTAAGGGTGTTGTAGATTTGCAAGGTGAAGGAACTGCAACGAGTGACAGCATACACGCCAAACTATCCAAAGGTGAAAGCGTTATCACAGCAAAGGAAACAAGCAAGCACAAAGGACTTTTGGAAGCGATGAACAAAGGACTTGCAGAAAAGTATATTCTAAGTAATTACGTTAAACCAGCGTTAGATAGCGCGATGTTAAGCGGGTTTGCCGACATGGGTAAAAGCGCAGAATTGAACGGGTTAACGGCTAACCTTAAAGACCATAACATTATCGCGGCAATGGATAGACATAGGGCGGCTGATGTCGCTGGGTTCAAAATGTTAGCGGCTAAATTAGACCGCAGACAACCTAAACGCGGAGGATATGAGTAGAGTTGTTTTAGATAATACGTTGGTTGACGACCCAAAAGGACTTGACGAACTTGAAGAACGCATTTACTTTTCAAGGGATTTAAGCGGCTATATTAGAGAGATTGTAGGGCAACTTATCTTCACTGGTAACGGGTTTGATTACCTATACAATAGAATGATTACCGATGTGGTAACGCCTGTAACCGTTAACATAATTACTTCATGCAACGATGTTATTGATGGGGATATATTTCTAACTGATTGCACAATCGACATAAGAAAGCGAACGGTAACGGGTGAAATATCTGTGAAGGGTTATATGTCGCTAATAGACCAAAACAAGCAAATCCAATGTGATACGGGCGTTGCTAAGTCTAAGAACGGGCTTGATATTTACGCGAACCCGATAACAAATTTTAGAATACCTGATATTGATAACGTAAACGCGAACGACAATATAAGTAGGCGAGGGGTTTATGTTTACGATGCGTTTAGAACACAAATTGAGTTCATGAGTGACGGTGCAATAACCTTAGCAAGTGACCTCTTTAATTACAACGCCACCAACTTTACACAGGCTTCTTTGACCGCGTTATTTACGGGGCGTTCTTTGCGTTCATCTGCATTTAGCACATTTCCGCTAATATCGTTTAAGGAATTGTTTGATGACATGAATGCGATGTATAACCTTGCTTTTGCTTATGAGTTTGTAAGCGGGGTGCAATACATTAGGATTGAACCAAAGGCATACTTCAAAACCGCGTCCGTTTCTGCGGTACTTGATGGAGTAGACAATGTAATTCAGTCAATGGATAGAAACAGCTTTCCCGCTAAAGTTGTATTCGGGTCGGTTGAGGAAGCCGATGACAAAACCTATTTGCCCGACCTTCGCTTTTTAGGAATGAATGAGGAGGAATACCATTTGGGCGGTCAAACCAATATTGATACGGAATTAAACCTCCAAACGAAAACGATAATAATTGACCCGAATATAATACAGGACATACTACCAACGGGAACGTCAAACAATAAATACGACACCAATGTTTGCGCGGTTGTGATGGATGTCACGGATATTAATAGGGCAAAGATGACCGAAAACCCCGCAAGCGCGGGTGACTATTATCTAAACGCATTCTTATCAAATGAGAATGTAGCCCTTCGATGGTTTGACCAAATACCTATTTCGATTTATGCGTTTTTGGGTGCGGGGAATAATGGCGCATTTGTAAATCGTACAAGCCCGCAATCTGCAATCGTTTTACCTAAAGTGTTTTCCCCTACCGATGACTTCACCCCACCTTTTAACGATGTCGGGCTAAATTACGCGGTATCAATTCGCTCTTTTCCTATTACATACGAATCAAGCGGTGATTATTCCTATGCGGGTGCGTTAACCCCAACATTGGGCGGTTACTATGTCGCACCAATTAGCGGAGTGTATAACTTCGAGTGTGTTATGCGTATGGACTTTGCAACGTGGGGGCGTTTTTTTGCTATCGTTATGAACCCTCCAATGATGGGTGGAACGGTTGCCCAAAGTATTCTTTTGGCTTCACAAACCCCTACTAACTTGCCAATAAATAACGGGGTAGTAATGAGTGGAGATGACCCAGCATTAGCAACGCCCGACCCTTACAGATTCACGGTTGGCAGTACGGTTTACATGGCAGCGGGGCAATATATAGGCACTTCAATAATGTTAAGCGGTGGATATGGTACTAATTCCACGTTTGAGGTTTTCGACCCGTTAGGCGGGCGTTGGGCTTCATTCTACAATGAGAAAAACTATCTACTTTTGTCAAATATGCAATACCCAATAAGCAAGCAAGTTTGGGACAATATCAAAGCCAACCTATCAGACCAAATAGGCTTTACGGTTGGTGACTATGCCAATAGTAGCGGGTGGTTAATTGAGTTGGTTAGGAATTTTGTGACGGGCAACACTAAGATTAGGCTAAACTCCAAAATAACTAACTTCGCAGCATGAGCCTTGACCTAATCCCATACCAACCCCTACCATTTGGATTAGAGGAAAATTGTACGCTTCCATGCTATGAAGGATGGATGCAAAAGGTGCAAGGCAGCACTGACGTTACATCCATTCAATTTGCTTACGGGGCTTGCTCAAACACATTCAGCGAAACCATAGACGGCAACTTCACAGGAAGCGGAGTAGATTGGATACAAGGCGGGGCGTGGACGTTTCCCGATACGCGAGCCGTTTCACCAATAGGCGGGGCGGGTTACATTCGGCAAGCAATAGCCAACGCAAGCGGGTTGTATTACGAATTGACGTTTACAATCGTAGTGAATAACGGTTTGATGCTGCTAAACTTTAGCGATGGAACTGTTATTCCGTACTCCGCAAGTGGAACATACACATACACGTTTGAAAGCGATACAAAGACCTACATTGAGTTCTTTTT